TTGTTACCCGCAACCGCTGAAGCATAGGTGTCTGTTCCGACAAGGAAATTCTTGAAGAATGCACCCGCACCAAGGAGAAGGTGTTTCTTCGTTGTGGTGGTTAAACCTGTGTAAGTCTTTTTTGCCATTGTGTTTCTCCTTTGTTATTCATATATGCTCACATCAAACACCTCGTGTGCGTGTTTGATTGTTGCATCGTTGTTTGGCAGGTGTGACCTTGTTCCTCGGATGGTATAAATCTTCATGTCGCTGCCGAAGATGTCTCCGTCCAATTTTGCCTCAACCTGATCTAATGTTTCATCGCATACGCCGTAACCGTCCGAATTATCCCACACATGAACATCTATCGTGCCTCTCGAAACGCCTTCGCCTGGTCTTGTCGTGATATCCCATTCAAATTCAATGAACGGATAACTCTGCTCCGCCGGAGCCTCGTAAGGATAAGAGGGAAGAATCGTGTTCAATGCGGTTCGGATATCGCATTTCATTTGATTCGTCTTTGTCATACTTCGGTCCCTTCTTCAATGTCAAACTCGGTTTCGTCTATGTCTTTTTCGCTCCCGATTCCCGAAAGATACTGACTTTCGATTTTGATTATCTCGTTGATGTTTTCAGAAACGACTTTCTGCAAAATGGCGTGTCGTGTTTGGGGATTCTGTCCTTTTGTGCCGACTTCCTGAAACCAAGAATAGAAGCCGTCTGCCCTTCCTTTTTTCCATCCAACCGAAACACGAGGATATTGTGTGTTTTTTGAACTCCACACCTTAACCTTGATAGCCTTCCCGCCTTTGCCTGTCTTTTTCTGAAAGGTTTCGTAGTATTTTTGGTTAAACATCTTTCGGACGAACTTTCCGACATCCCGAAGCGCAGCTCGTGTCAATTCGAATAAATAATATTGATTCTGATCCGCAAAGGATTCATACTTCACGCCGTCCTTATTGATTTTTACAACGCTTTTAGGTGTGGGCAATGTCTCTCACTCCTCCGGCTACAGTTATCTCTAACTGATTCGTCTGTGTTCTGAAGGTTCTGATAATTTCATAACGATAACCGTTGTAGGCTAATTCCTTCTCGCCCTGATAGTCCTCATAATCCTGGATGACGAATTTCATTTCAGGTTTAAGACCAACGGTGACCGCTTCATAGAATTCCTTCGTGCCGATGGACTTCACTCCGGCGAATATCTGTCGGTCTATCCTCGTGACAGGATAATCACCCTGTGAATTCATCGTGGTGGAAACTGTTGTAGTTATCAGTTTTATAACATCATTCATTCGGTGCGTCCTCGTAATCTCCGCATAACGCCATAACAACTAATGCAGCCTGCCAAGCCTTTTCGAACTGTGAAGCCTTCCCCAAATAATCGAATTGCCATCTTGCATACAACTTGACGGCGTTCAAAATTAAAGGATCAGGCTCGTCACCTGTTCTTCCTTCGGTGACGACTCCGTGTGCATTGAGGGAGGCTAAAGCTGCGTCAATGACATCCTGAATCTCGTCATCTAATGCGATGTGCGTAATTCTCAACGCCATCTTCACTTTGTCAAGCATTACATTTGTTTCCTCGGTTACTGTCTGCTCATTATTCAATACTTCGTCAGGCATTGTTCTCACTCCTCAAAAACATCTCTTCATCGACTACCATCTTCCCGATGTGTCCGACTTTCACTCGTGAATCACAGTATATTTTCGCACCCAATTCTCTTGCTCTTATACAAAACGATAAATCCTCGCCCCATCCTTGCGCCGGTGAAAAAGGCAATCCGTAATTCTTGAAAACCTTGTCAACCATACTCATTCGAATCAGGCAACACGCCATCCCACACGCCTGAACAGGGAACAAACTGTCACGAGGATAATCGTTGTAATTCTCCGCATCGGGGAACAACTGTCCGTCCTTGTCAACGGAATACTCGCATTTCTTGAAAATTGCCGTTCTTATCGGCATCCTTCTTGTGAAGGCTAAACCTGTCACTATATCTAATTCTTCTTTTTCGGCATCCTCCAAGAGTCTTTTCAGAATGTCGCCCTTGAAGGTCATGTCCGAATCCAAGAAGAAAATGTATTCGCATTCACTCGCTCTTGCGATCTCGGTCAACTGATTGCGTGAATCGTAAACCAATGAACCAGGCAAGAACTTTATTCTTACTTCCTCCGCTAAATCCAACCCCATCAGAGATTGAACAAATGCGGTGTCAATCATATCCATACACGGAATAGCAATTAAGATTTTCATTTCCATTTCCCTCATTTTCGGGGGAAGGAAAACCCTTCCCCCTTTGGATTCTTACTTATCAGGTGGCTCTCGTAAACTTTACGAATGCCTTTGCGTCAGCAAGTTTACCATCGCAGACCGTTACTCCACGATACATAATGCTATTCGAAGCGAAGCCTACAGAGGCATCCTTCGCTACATTGATGTCCTCGGAGAAGTTAATGAAATACTTCGCCGGATCTCCGTAGAAGATATAGTCAGCGTTGGAAATAACCGCATTCTCGGTAAGAATTACATCCTTGCCCATCAGTTTTGCGGTGTTTGCGCCGGATGCAAGGTTGATGAAATCATTGATTCCCGCAACCGCTGCAACTTCGCCGTAATAAACCTTACTCGGCATGATGAAGCAGGCGTTGTCCTGATACTCGCCACCAAGTGCGCCCATAATCTTGAACAGGTCAGCCTTTGCGAAGGCAGCCTTCGTGAAGGTACCGGTCAGCGTGGTAACAGTGGTGTTAATACCCGTAGCCTTGCCCGAACCGTCACCATTGATAACCGCAAGCTCCAAAGCCTTGCGAATCTTCTCGGCAAGACGGCGTACAATGTAGTCCTCAAACGCATCGAGGGAACCCGCCTTAACAGTACCAGGAACTTCAAGAGTCTTGATAAGCTGATAGCTGTAAAGGTGAACTACACCAACGGTGTCGTCAGCGGCTGCGCCGGTGGAACCCCAAGAGGCAGCGTCAGCAGCGGTCTCAACAGGAAGGTCAAGGTTACCCGCAATGTGCGAGATGGAAACCTTCTGAAGCAGAGGGCTTTCCTCAACGATGGAAACAATCTTGTTAGCCGTAGAAGTGGGAATAGCACCCGAAAGGTTAACCGTTCTCTCCTCGGCGGTCAGCTCCTTACCCATCAGATTCTTCAGGTAAGCGATGCGATATTCTTTCGAATCTCTTTCAAACATCTTTTTTTCTTCCTTTCTTTCCTCGACAATTACTGTCGGTTCTTTTTCTTCGGCAATCTCTTTCAGAGAAGCCTGACGAGCCTCTTCAGCCTCGGCTAAACCGTTCTTTTCATTGCGAAGCTCTTCCGCTTCTGCAACCAATTCTTCGATATTGCCTTCTTTGGCTTCAAGGCTTCGCTTGATCTCGCCTAAACGAGAATCAATTTCAAGAAGTCTTTCGTTCATGTTAAACTCCTTCCATTTCAAGAATGGCAATCATTCTCTTTCGTGCGTCCTCGATCTCTTTCGCTCTCTTACACTCCGCAAGTGTGTTCATGATCACTCCGTCACAAGCACTTCGAGCCGAAATCTCGGTTGTATCATTAGCGGGAATAGATACCGCAGATACATCATAAATTTTCTTGATTCCCGATTTCCAAGTGATGGTGGATGTTTCCTCGTCATATTCAGGCGCACCCGCCGGAAGGAATCCCCAAGACATCTTTGTGACAAGACCGGCTTTAATTTCCTCGTACATCTGACGAGAAGCCTCGGTGAGGCTCAAATCGGCAACGACTTTCAGACCGTAGTCATCGAAGGACAATTTGAGTGTGTCGTTGCTCATACGAGCAAATACTTTTCCTTCGTGGTTGTACTGAAAGATAACATCGTCCATCTTCGTACCGGCGAAATCCTCTTTGGAAAACTGTTCGTAGACGGTTCTGCCCTCGTACTCATACAAAGGATATCTTTCCCAAGTGGTCGCATATCCTTCAACAATAAACTCGTTTTCTTTTGCTCGGAATTCCGCATTCCGATACTGTCTTTCACTCTTTACAGGCATCTTTCTTCCTTTCTGTGTCCGTTATCGAACCAGGACGCATAAAATTGTAGTCATATAAAACCGCTTCACTTACTCTTACCCTCGGCTTTTTCTCAAAGACATCCTTGCAGAAGATTTCGTCATCATTCGGATAAACCTCTTTGAATCGTGTTTCTCCGATGAATTCCCTTCGCCACATTTTCGACCAAACATTCGGGAATATATAACCCGCATTGTCGAATGGCATTGCAATTCCTCGGTCACCAAACCGAAAGCCAAAGACGAGAATGTCATATTCGCCCTGAAGTCTATCCAAGGTTTCGAAAACATACTTCCCTATCCAATCATCGTCATCGTCTGCGAACAGAATCCACTCGCCGGAGGCAAGGTCTAAACCTCTGCTCCTTGTCAACCCCGCATTGCCGAAATTCACATCCTCAACAATGTCGGCATATCTTTCCGCTAACTCGTGAGAATCGTCTGTGCAGCGGTCACAAATGACAATGACTTCGAACTTATCCCTATTGTAGCATTGAGAAGTTATGCTATGTAAGAGTACCTCTAAACCATGACTCGCTCCGTTATGTGTCGGAATTATTATCGAGTACTGTTTCGTTTCCATTCATTTCCTCCGCATATTCCTTTCGGATGAAAAATTTATCTCCACCCTCCACAGGTGCAAGGTTCAGAATCTCACGCCCTTCGTTGTGTGTGATAAAGCCTCGGTCAAACAAGGTCGAAATCAATGTCACCTTTTCAGCCGAACTCATGTGATGAAGTCTGTCGCCGGTCCACAGGATTTCATTGCCGAAGCCGATCTGACGCTCGTTGAAAACCATATTCGTGTGAACCTGGCTTAATTGAACGGCGAAAGGCTCAACCCTTCCTTCGTAGAACGCCTCCCATTGGCTCGATGTGAAGGAATTCTGCAAAATCGGTTTACTTACGCCAAAGTAATCATAGATATTCTCGTTAATCTGCGCCATCTGTGCATCGGGAATCGCATACGGCGTGGAGGATATCTGTTTCACATCTTCAAACTTTTGGTCGAAGAGTAAAACGCCGTTGTTGTTTTCAACGGATAAATTCTCTTCAACAAATCGTTTCCGTTCTTCCTTCATCTGCTCCGGCTTCAATACTGTCGCAATACGAGCCATGAATCTCAAAGAGGCTGCGTTCTTCGCCCCTTCCATCGTAGATTGATTCTGCGTGGAAATCATCTGCATCGTGGGAGTCATTACTCGGTTGGATGCGCCAAAAATTTCACTCTTGTCTTGCATCTGCGTCAGCCGTCCGACTCTCTCTAACTCGATAGCTGCGTAGGTGCCGTCAGTTAATTCATACCGCAGATAGCTTCTGCCTTGCGTATCTTTGCGGATTTCGCATTTTTCGGTGTTCAATGGATAGAAACCATTGATTTGACCGAACTTGTCATACAGAGGCACAATAAACGCCGTATTAGATACACTTAACGCCGTTGCGACTCTGTAAAGGAACTGTGATGTAGTCATCAGCGGATTCGGCTTGTACTTCAGCATAGCCTTGAACTGTTCCGTTGATGCGGAGCCTTTGACATTCGCAACAAGTTTAGAGCAATGTTGTGCGAAGGCGTGAATCGCAGCTCTCGTCTGCTCCATTTCGTAGACGCTCCCCTCAAAGGTCCGATAGCAAGGCGTATAAGCATTCAGGACCTTGAAATAATCCCTTATGCCCTGCTCCATTGCCTCTTTCCTTCTCACTTCTTTTCGGTTGAAGATTCCCATAGTTTTCTCCTCAATTCAGATTGATGTATTTATCTTTGTTCGCCCTAAAGACGGTGAATGCGTCCAACAATGCAGCGGTTCCGTCAATTCGCCTTCGGGCATCTCTGCCCTTGCAAGGCTGAATATTGCCGTTGACATCGACTTTTACTTCGGTGTTCATCAAACACCATTTCATGATTGGATTATTGTCGTAAATGACTTGCTTCGCCTTGAACATCGCAGCAAGGTCTTTCATAGGCTCGGATAAAGTGATAACGCCCTGTCGGACCGGAATCATGCAATTCTTGCCGAACATTGCGACAAACCTTCTCAATAACCCATCGTCTATATGCCAAGGATCATACCCGATGAATCTCGGATATAAATCCTCTTCCTCTTTCAGCTCACAGAACCAATCGAAAATAACTTCCTTGTCAACCCGATTCCCTGGTACAATCCTCAACAGACCTTGTTCGCTCCACAATCGGTAAGGAACCGAATCCCTCTCCCGCCGGAGTCCTGTCTTGTCGTTTTCCGTAAAGACGGATTCAGGCAGCCAAAACATTGACTTGACATATATGTTGTCATCGTCCGGCTTCGCCATCAGACATACCGCAGCGTTCAAGTCTGTCGTATCGGCTGCGTCAAAACCGCCGATGATGTAATCGGTCTTTGTGTCTATCAAGGTTTCGTTGTTCAGGTCCTCATAGCGTAGCCAAGCACTCGATGCCGTCTGAATGAGATTGAAGTCCTTCACCATTACCGTAGGCTTAAAACTCGGATCGTCCTTCGCTTTCTGTACCATCTGCCGAAGGTAATCCCTTGACTTGATTGTATCGAGTCCAGGATTCGCTTTTATCCACTTTGACTCGTCATCCCATTCCATGACGGAATCCAATTCATAGATAAACGAGATGAAATGCTCGTTCTCCGCTTTTCCATTCAGGATGTTGGAGGCGTATTCATATTGTGCATCGAATATCCCATCACGCACAAAACCATTTGTCGAGATGGTGAAAAGCAGGGGCTGAACCCTCGCTGCCATTGCCTGTTTAATCAAATCATAAAGGTCACGATTCTTTATCGCTGCCAACTCGTCAATCGTGGCGCAATGAATATCTAATCCATCGAGGCTATTACTGTTTGAGGCTAACGCCTTGATAAAGCCTAAATTTTTGGCGAAGTAAATATCAGCGGTTCTCTTCCGCAAATGTTTACTCAACAACGGAGATTGTCGCATCATCTTCAGACAGGCATTGAAACCTAATTTCGCCTGATCTAGCATTGTGGCTATGTTATAGACCTGCGGTGCGCCTTCTCCGTCTGCGGTCAGCATATACAACTCAACCGCTGCGGTTTCGCTCGTCTTACCGTTCTTTCTCGCTTCGATTATCAACGCCTCGTTATAGCGTCTAATCCCATCGTCATCAACAAACCCGAAGATGGTCTGTAGTCTTGCTTTCTGAAATAACTCCAACTTCAACGGTGCGCCTATCTTGCCCGAAGGTTGTTTACACAAGCTCTCGATAAACGCAATCGGTTTGTTCGCCTTCTCTTCGTCAAAGTGGTATTTCGCCGGATGATAATAATCGTTGAGAATCTTCGCTGCGGTCATCTTCATTTTTTCACACGCAGTTATTTTCCCTTCGACTATTCCTCCGAAATATTCAACTAACGGAATCACAGACCGACTATTCTTTCGAACTCGTCAAGCTCTTCGGCTGCCTCTTCGGGAAGGATCTCCGAAAGCTGACGGATTATCTGAATGTAATTCTTCTGCATTGCGATATAACACTTGAACTCGGTTGATTCCTTGTACCCGAACTGATTCTCGCCGTTCTGATAGGTTTCCTTTACGCCGTTCTCTCGGATGTTCGCTTCGCACTTCAGCATTTCGCCAAGCAAGAATGATTCTCGGTCAATCAATCTCTGCGCCAAGGCTTTCTTCCCTGACGGAACGCCGGAGAAATACTTCGTAAGTGCCTCAAAGTTTTTTGATCTCGTTGCCATATTTTTTCATCTCCCTAAAATACACCCTCATATCACCCATTGTTCGGGGAAATTAAACTCCGCCCCCTCGGTCTCCGCTATGCCATTTTTTTGGCTTTTGATGGGGGGAGTATGCCGTACCCTCTCCCTAAACATTTCTTAAGTCCTTTATAGGTTGTCCTGTCTCTCTGTCGAAGATACACAAAAGGCTTTTCCTTTGTGACTCCTTCCCATCCAGGTAGTGTCCTTTTTCTCGGTCATGGCACTCCTTGCATTCGTACCGCAGATTTTCGTGGT